ATAGTATTTGCTTAACGTTTGCCAGTCCAGCCGCTACCGCTGCTGCTGCTGCTATTGCTCCACGTATAGGCGCGTCAGGTGTTGCTAGTGTTTGCTGTGCTTTAAAAGCAGCCGTAGCACTTTGGTAGGTGTCTACTAAAGTAGTAGCAACCGCTAACGCTTTACTCGCAACCGTTCTTTTTCCCGCTAACGCTTCTAACCCTTGCGCAACCGTGCTTAAATTATTAAGGGCTTGAATTTTAGAATTAGTTACTGAATCTTCTAAATCTTTTTTATCTTGCGCAACTTTTTCGTCCGCTGCTTTTATATCTGCTGCGATTGTTTTATCTAAAGCTTTTTGCTCTTTTGCAAACTTTGCATTTAACAATAAAAGTAACGCGGCTTTTTCTTCTTCTGTTTGCGCTAGTAGTTCTATTTCTTGCTGGGCTCTAGTGCGTGCTAAATCTAGTTTTTGCTGATCTGTTATTGCCTTCGCATCTTGCGCTTCTGTAACATATCTTTTCTCTAAATCAGCAATCGCTTTTGCGTGGTCGTCAATCGCTTTTAACTCGCTTTCGTTTATTTTTTTTAATAAATCCTCACGATCTTTTTCCGATAGTTTTTTGTTTTCGGTTACTAGTTTACGCTGTTCGTCAAAACGTAATTTTGTATTAGTTAGCGAGTCCGTTATCTCTTGCTTTGTTTTGTCGCTAAGTAATTTTAAACGCTCTTTTTCCTTTTCGCCGTCTGCTTTTGATATTGCTGCGGCTTCCTTTGCGGCTGCGTTTCTTTCTGATCTTTGTTCGTTTTGCGCTGCCGTTAGTTCTCTTTGTATTTGTCTTTTTTGGTCTGTGCGTCTAGTTTCTGCCGCTATAACTGCTGCAATTCCCTCCTGCTCTAAAGTTAAATTCTGCTTATTGGAACGAGCAAAAGTATTTTCTGAAATTTGCGCATCTCTACGTAATTTTAAAACTTCCGTTTCTCTTTTTATTAACTTATCTTGTATGCCTAAAACATCTAATAAAGCCCTTTCTCTTTCTTTAGCTGAAACATTATTTAAATCTTTAGCTTTAAGTCTTAAATCCGCTATTTCACGTTCTGCTTTTGCCCTGTCAACTATTAAGTTTCTCTCTATTACATCGGCTTTAGCTCGCTGATCTGCTACTTTAGCGGCTGCGCCCGCCTCTTTTATATTTTGTGCAGCGAAGTCTTTTAATGCGTTTGTCGCTTTGTCTATGGTATCTTTAGCCTCTTTAAAATTACCTTTAACATCTTCTACTCCATTTTTTAACTCTGCAAAAGCTTTGTCTATATCGCCAGAAAATAAAGCCCCTAAAACTTTAGCAAGTGCTTGTACGGTATCTATAACATTTTTTATCGGAAGTCCTATAACGTTAAATATACTTTGACCGAATGACTTTAAACTACTCATTGCAGTACCCGATCCACTAAATAAATTTATTATAAATTCCCCTAAGTCTGCAAGAACATCCACCACGTTACCTGTCACGGTAGAAATTACAGCCATTAACTTGGCGAACTTATTTTGACCTTCTTCAGAACCGTTAAAGGCAGCAGTTACTGCTACTATTGCAATTAAAAGCAAACCGATACCAGTTGCTGCGATTGCAGTACCTACGCTTTTAAAACCGAGTGTAACACCTTTAAGCGTTGTTATAAATCCTTTAACTTTAGTAACCGCGCCTCCAGTAACTTTATCAATAGAACTGCCAAAACCCTCTCCGCTTTTTTTAGCCTCGTTTGTTTCTTTACTTGTTTCTTTTAGTTTTGTGTTTAACTCTTTTACACCTTTAGTGGCTTTCTCAGATTTAACAACAATTTCAATTTCTTTTTTAATCATTTTGTAACATTTTAATTGTCCTTATTACCTTGCGTTTTGCACCTTTTAAAGTATAAACAAGTTCAAGCTTTCCCTTTGCAATTTCTATTGTTTCGGTTTCACCGTAGTATTCAAATGCTTGCAGCGCGTCTATTATTTTGCCTATCATGTTGCTAATTGTAAAACTGTTATAGTCGGATTACTTAATCCGTCGGTTATATTTATAGTACCTACTCTGTCCTCTGTAAACGGATTATCATTAAAGGAAAATACAATGTTTTGCCCTGACCTAACTACCGACGTTTCTATTGTTATAAAGTCGCTTTCAGTACTTACAAATGCTTGCGCTGCACCTGTGTAGTAAATTGACCCACCGTCGGAAAATTGCCCAGTAGATTGTGATACTTTGCTTATGTCGCCTGCGTTTAAACTGGTAAAAATATCATTTATTAAAACCAATTTTGAAACGCCTGTGATTAAGTTAGAATCTACCGTATCTATAATGTACCTATCGCCCTTTATTATTAATCTGTCGTTTAGTTTCAACTCACTTGCAAGTGTTATCGGTAGGTTTGCATTTAGCGTAAACTGTCTGCGATTTTTACTAAACAAATTATTTAAGTAATCGCTATAAAAGCGTGAATACCAGTTATCTAAAAGAGTAGCACCGTTGTACTCGCTGAACTCCGCGTTAAATTGTGCCGCAAAACCACCTGTCAACTGCAAGGAATGACTAGGTAATCGCGCTTTTGTTACTTCTTGGTATGTATTACCAGTAAATCCTATGCGATTATCAGACGTTAAATCCAATAATGGCGCGTAAAATAGGAAAGGTGCATTGTTATACGCGTTTAAATCCTTATCAACTATCAATCCATACTGCACGGTTGAGCCTGTAAAGCGTTCAAACTGTGGATTTTCAAATGGTAGTTCTATTTTTAACTCGTCATCTGCTGAAATATTCTCTAGTCTATCCTCAAAACCACCAAACTGCTGCGAAAAAATACCCTCGTATTGTTCTGCAAGTATGCTTTGTTGATCTTTATAACCAAAATTAATCTCGTTGTACAGCTTACCGCGTGTCACGTCTAGCGTTTCTATATCTACATATTGCGAAATGTCAGTAATTGCTCCGCTATCGTACCAGCTTGCTAGGTCATTTACATAAAGGTCGCCATTATTTTGTGGCACGATTACTAAATTAAACGCCTTTACTATTGCGGCTATAAAGTCAACTACTTTAATATCTGGCAAAATGTTTTTAATCTCTACTTGTGGCGCAAGGCTCGTAAAAGTGCTGGTATTTGTGCTTTGATCACTTACTAAAATATTACTAGAGTTGTTTACAAAGTTCAACGTTTGATACGCGATGTCTACCGTAGCGGTTATTATGCCTTTTATTTCTAATTTATAATTAAATAAATAGGCTACAGGAGTAAACGGCAACAAGTCACCTCTATAAGTTATTAAATTATTACCTGTTAAATAATCGCTTTTGAAAACTTGCTCACCATTTATAAAAAATAACAAACGGTATTGAGAATCGCCCGCGCTTACATTTACCTGCGCGCTTATTTCTGGTCTAAATCTCGGCTGGTACATTTCCCTCTGGTAAGGTGTAATACTAAAAGTATGCAGGTCTAGTATTCGACTAGGAATAGCATCATCTTTGCCATTGCCTAAACTCATAAATAGATTGTCGAACTCTTGGCGCGCAAAAAAATCATCTGTAAAAAATAACCCGTAGTCGGTGCTTATTGCTTGTATTATTTCTTTTACTTTTATTGCTGGTTTTAATTCTCTCCAGCTTAACCCACTAGTAAATGCAGCGTCATACTTTATATTTATATTAGCCTCGTTGTCTAGTTGTGAGCCTTGAAACAAGTATCTTCTGTCATAAGATAAAAGAGGATATACAACGCTGCCGTTTGCGATACCTAGCGCGGTGTCTAATCCACTTAAAACCGTTTGTGGGCTGTATGTGTGGTCAAACTCTGCAAGGTCTAAATCGCGCAGTTTGTGCTCACCTATCAAGTCCTTTATCTTTACCGTTTCACCAAAGAACTCAATCATATAATTTACTGGTACATTTGATTGCAGCGATGCACCGTTAAGTTGAACCTTGCCTATCTTATAAGTTACACCACCTAAAAGTAATAACGCGCTTTGTTTTTTTCTTGCGTCAAAACCGTTTATTATTTGTGCGTCATAGTAGTGCTTAAAAATAGCGTTGTTTGGGTCGTCAGCTGGCACTCTGAATTGCTGAATAAAATCTGTAAATATTTTAGTTAAATCATTTATAGATTGCACGGACTGGTTTAACCTTATCGTTTCATCTGGGAATAAAGTAACGCGCTCAAATGGCGATTGTTCGTTACGCTTTACGTAAAGGGCTAAATCGCTATACATTTTGGACCGCGTCAAAGGATTGTAAAAAGTCTATGGCGTAATTAATTAATTTATCGTTAAGACCTGTTAAAACCCTTAGCGATTTGCTGTCTACGTTAACAGGCGTAAATGTTCCTGCATCATTAAAGTAAACGTACTCGCTATTTAGCAAGTCTTTAAGAACTTCATTCTGTTGCTCGTTTAGATAGCCGCTGTTGAGGCTTACCGTGGTTCGTGCGTTCTTGTTTCCGCTTCTATATAGGTGTCTTGAGGTGTCATATAAACCACCTAGAACAAAGTTATTTTTATACTCGCCCTCTTGCGTAAATGTTACGTTTTCGGTTTTCGCCTTAAAAAAAGTTAGTTGCTCAAATACTCCGAGCCTGTTTAAAAACATAACATTAACAGGTGTGAATTTACACTCTTTTACTATCTCGAAAATATACTCTGTATTTAATACTATATAAGGCGTGGTTAATTCGGTAGTGTCTACAAATAAATACTGAACTCTGTTTTCAACTATCTGACTATCCACCACCGTATTACCATAAATAATATTATCATCTTTGTCTAAAAAAAAGTAACTAGAACCGTCGGCTAACACAGGAACTACAATTGTATCGCCTTGCTGCACTTGGTTAAACTTAGAGGTAAGTAAGACTGTGCTAGTAGTGTCTAGGTAATTGGCTCCGTCAGCATAAGACGAATATCCGCGAGTAGTAATTAAGTCCACGATACGCGACTGTGGCGATGTCTGTACGTTGTTTTGCGTGCGTATTGTAGTTGCAACTAATGAACCAACCGCGCTCGGTAGGCTTCCAGTAGATGCACGCCATACTGGTCTAGGATTTAGGAAGTCTAAAGCAAAGCGAGAAATTAAAACGTCAAAATATTCCCAGTTCAAACTAGGCGTAAATACTTTTTTTTCATAGTTAGGTGATGCAAGGCTTGCGCTCGTGTCGCCTGTTCTAAAAAACATCTGCACATTTTGGAATAGTTCCGTAGTTATTCCTAAAGATAGGTAATAGTTTGAACGCGCAAGCATTAACCCGTCGATTGCTGGCACGCTGCTAGGTGTGTTAGTTATTAATGCGCTTACTCGTACGTCGTTAGGCGCGAAAGTAAACAACTGATTTATAAATATGTCAGGATTTGTACTTTTAACCGTTACAACGTTGGCTAAAATAGTACATTCCCATTGAGCACTGGCCACAAAGTCTAAGTCTATCGCATCTTTGTATAGTTGTGCCTGAGTATCTGCGTCCGTTCCTGCTGAAAATTCAAAGGCTTGCGACCTTGTTTGTACGATAGTTTCTAAAACTACCCCGCTAGACTGCGTGGATTGATTTGTAAAGCCTATCGATATACCGTTATTTTGTACGTTAAAATCAAATTCCTGATCGAACGTTATCTCTATCTCTGCGAATGTTGCCATAGAATTTATAACGATAAAACGCCTATCTTTGTTTAAATCAAAACAACGCTATGAAATATACATTTGTAAGAACACAAGAAAAAAAGGAGGTCTATACATTTTAGCAACCTGTCGATAGTATTTAAATATGACCTTACGACGTAGTAAATGTTAACAGGTCGTCAAGTTCTAATGCGAACGCTTCTACCACCTCCTCTGGCAGTTTCTTAAATTCGTTTTCGAATGGCTTAGTAAAAAACTTAGTAGGCTTTATACCGCGTTTAAAAATAGCCGTAGCAACCGCAAAACCAAAGGATTTATAAGTAGTAAATTTGCCTTGTTTATTCCTGGGCTTTATGCCTTTAAGTTTAGCCCATTTCTCAAATATTTGCGCAGGCGGTTTCTTAGTCTTGTAACTAAAAGGCGTGTTAAATTTGCGTTCTGTACCGCTTACCCCGCTATCTTGAAACTGCCAGTAATTTTCTAAATCAAAACTTAAAATAAAAGAGTTCGGGCTTACGGTTAAATCGTACTTTGTAGATTCATACAAGCCCTTACTTGCGTTCATTTTATTACGCGTTAAGTTTGCACGCGCTTGCTGCTGTACGCGCTTACCGAACGTTTCAAGGGCTTTCTTTACGGACATATAGACATAACATCGTTAGGAACTTCAACAAGCATGCTAAGTTCCCAGCCGTAAATACCATTTTTAACTGAATCTACCTTTGTAAATCCGCTGTCTGTTGATACGCTTATTATCTCATTTCTTACTAACTCATTGTACATGCGTCTTAAAGATTGTAAAGAGGTGTTATAAACGTCTTGTCGGTTGTCGTTGGTAGTAAACTTGTCGGTGTTTATCTCTTTACGTGTCTGCACCATGTCAAGTATTTGAACCGTAACGTTAAACTGAAAATTATTAGCCGTAAAGTTTCCGTCTGCTGCCTCGATATGCGCGAGCGGGTATAGGTTCTTTTTTTGTATATCGATCTGGTCTATCTGGCTGCCCTCGGTAACCGTGTTAATGTCGGTATCTGCGCTTAAAATAGACAGTAGGTAGTTAAGTAGTTGTGTATATGCGTTCATAATGTTAAAACGATTACCTAGGCTTTTTGTTTAGCCATTGTGTTAAGGTCGCTTTGATAAGCCATTTCCATAAACGCCTCGTGTATTCGCATTTGCTCTACTTGCTCAATCGTATAATTGAACGCAGCGCATAGCACTCTTATGTGATGATACCATCCCCATTTTTTACCGAAATTATTACGGATATTTGTCGCGTCGTTTACTTCCCCGCCTTTGAATACTTCAGGGTAGAGGTTAACAAGTCTTCCCTTAAAGTCAAAAAAAAACCTATTGCCGACCTTACGACGTCCATTGGTAGCGAGTGTATTTTGTCTATGTGTAACGCTTCTCCTGTGTACTTTTCCACGCTGTAAGAGCCTATTACTTTCTGCTCGATCGGTCTGAAAAGTACCGCCATAAAATAGTCGATATTGCTTTCGTTTTCTGTGTAGAATTTCTCTAAGTCCACGTATTCAGATACGCTTACATTGTCTAAGTTAGGTATAAATCCCAAACCTTTATAAGTCGTTACTAGCGGCTTTGCTGGCTCTTCTAATACACCCTGTAAGATAGTTACTATTTCTTTATAATCCTTTATCGGTATTTGTTCAACCTCTTTTAAAGATAGCCCGCAAAACACGCTTAAAAGCTTCTTATCTGCTTGCTGCTGCGTTATTTCTTTGTTAGCGTTTAAGTATTCATTATACTTCATAAACTGAATTAGGCTTACTTCGCTTAGTTGTGTAGGTATGTTTATGTTCATTAGTTTATCTCTATAAATTTAACCCCGTCAAAAACAAACGCCTTAACGGGTGCGTTTAATATGATTTGCATTTGCTTGTTGTATTCTTCTTTCCTTTTATAACTATTTAAGTTAGCGGTAAAAGTGTGTTTATATTTCATCTTGTTTGTATTCATTAATATAAGCATTCTTTGCCATGTCTATAAATTGTTCTTCTGTAACGTGAGGCGCATAGGTAAGCATTGCACCGTATTCTTCTGTTACTGCGTTTTCTGTAGATTGATACGCGTACCACATTTTTTCATTTACGACACACATATAAGTTATTTGACCCAATAGATCAAACCATTCTCTATTTATTTTTAAACGGCTTATGGTTAAATCTTCTTTGTTTATGTTCATTGTGTTTTGTTTTAATTGTTAGACGCAAATATACACTATTATTCTAAATGATTAACTACCTAACGTAATAAACTCCTTTAGGCTTACCAAAGAGTTCCATTATCGCATAACGAACTCCGTCGATAGCGTGGTTGTTTATATCTATAGGCTTATTTAATCTTTCGCCTGTCTTATCTGTTGCCCATGTGTAAGATTGGAACTCCTTAATTAAGTTTTTAGACCTTGCGGTGATTACAATATCCTGCTCTTGCATTAACTGTATTCCGAAATTTATACTGTCGTTGCCTTTTTTGGCTGGTAGTATGCGTATGCCCGCACGCTTAATCTCTGCTATGCTCTTAGGTTCTGCGCTGTCTGCGTATATGTATAGACTAGTGCCAATAGATTGCTGCTTACAAAGGCTTACAATGTCGCTATTTAGCAATCCAGTCTTATACACCTCCTCGTCTAGGATAATGCTATCGTTGTATTTGTATATCGATGTGATAGCCGTGGGATCATTTGTATAACCGAAATCTAAGCCATGACCTAGTAGCCTTGCATCTTGTGGCACGCTGTCTATTTGTTTAAATGATTCAAATATAACGCCCTCAATGCCGCCTGTGTTGCCTAATCCGTACACCTGCCATTTGTTAGCCCAGTACTCGCTTTTTATTGTGCCGTCGTCATTGTAGCCCTTACTCTTATACCGGAGTATCTCGTTGCGTTCTTGCTCGCTTAGGTATTCGTTGTCTAGGAAAGTAAGTTGTAGGAAGTCGCAATCATCGCGTGGTATCACTTCCTTATGCGCCCAAAATTCTACGTTTGGATTATAGTCAATTATTATGCGCTTAGCGCGTGAGGTTAGTTCTCGGTATGATTCAAAGTTGATTTTATTTGCTTCGTTAATATACACTAGGTCTGATCGTAAACCCTTACCTACATCGTCTTTGTCTAATCCGATAAAGCGAATAAACGAACCGGTAGAAAATGTTATTTTAGGCTGACCAAAATCCACACCAGTCATTTTACATTTAATGCCTAGTTTATCTATTATATTAATGCAGTCTTTTAAAACCGTGTCCCGCATCTTTGATAGTTCAGAAGATACAATATAGTACTCTTTGTTTTTTTCTTGCGCTAAAGTATCTACAATAATAAGACAAGCGCTGTAAGTCTTTGCCGCACCTTGCGAACCTTGCAAACACCATATGCGCTTTTTTAGGGAGCATATTTTATTTAAGGCTGTTGTTACTTCAATCATTTTTTGGCTCAATCAACGGATTAATAGAAAGTATCTTTTGCTTTATGCTTTCGCCATTCGTGGTAACGTCTACAGATTGTTTAGGCTTGCCATACATGTACTCAAAGTATAATCGAACAGCCCATGATTGGTCTTGATTTAAACCATTCTCTAGTGCTTTATATGCCTTGCCTACTAAAGGCGTAAGCTTTTCAATTAGCTTTTGCTCCTCGGCTTTTGGTTTGCGTCCAGCGTTCTTGTTACCACCGTTATTTTTTCTATTATCCATAATCAAATAAAATCATTAATGATTAATCACATATAAAGTAAGTCGTTTTTATTAGTTTTTTTTTGGTTATTTTAAAGTTAAAATCTCGGCAAGTTTAAAAAAGGTTTTTGCCAGTCCCTCTTTTTCTTTTTCGGTTACATTAATTTTATCGTAAGCCTGAAATACTTCATAATTAGTAGCACCATATTTTTTTGTTAATACAATTAAACTTAATGCTTTGCTTTCTTTTTCACTTAAATTAAAATAATTATGTATTAAATCATCTTGCTTATTGCTACTAAGCAAACATATTTTATCTAATTCAAGATTAAGATGATGACCGACTTCAGTCAAACACTCTACTTTAAATTGATAATTAAATCCTTTTATTTGTTTTTTAGTAAATCCCATTTTCTAAATATTTATTAATTTATTGAGTCCAATTAATACTTAGCGTAAACCTTCTCTATTCCTTTAATTAGTTGTAGCCAGCCCTCGCCTCCGCAGCTTCTACATGGCTCTAGTGATGTGATGTTAATAGCGTTGTAAGTATCCTCGATAAAGTCCATATCTGAATCTAATATTATATTCTTATCAGCTACTCTATACGCTCCCCAGTCCTCAAATTGCTGCTGTGTCATTTCGCCCTTAATATTATTAAAGGGAAACGCTTTATTTAAAAACTTTTGCCTGCGTGAGCAACCCTCGCACTGCTTAATACCTAGTGATTGAGTAAACGCCTTAACGACATCGCCTATGCCTGTCATTTGAGGCTTGTTCTTAACTCCTTTTTTTCGTCCCATTTTTACGTTTGTATTTTTTTAATGCGTTTATAAACTGCTTAATGTCTTTGTCGCTTTCTTTTGCGTGTATGCTTTTTTTTTCAGAAACATAAGTATCTTTATTATTTTTTTCCAAAAGTTTTATTAATTCTTTTTGTTTAAATTCAACAAACCAATTTCCAGAATTATCGGTATAAGTTT